CCCAGCCCACCCCAGCCCAGCTTACTGTCACCGGTAATGCGTCATTCGTTGACCTCACGGCGAAGCACGTCTGGGCGCGCATCGTCAACGCCCGCAGTGGTGAATTCGAGAAGATCAAGGCGGGCATGATTGCTGCCAACGCAATTACGGCAGACAATATCCGTGCCGGGGCGATTGACGGCCAGGTAATCACGGGCGCATCCATTCAGACTGACCGTCAAAACAATCGCGGACTAAAGATCGACAGTAGCGGGATGCGCGCCTACTCCGCCACTGGATGGAAGTCCCTGGACATCGATGCCCACACGGGTGAAATCACCATCAACGGCAGTCTCGGACGCCAAGACTCGTGGTCGAAGGTCTGGTTCAACGACATCGTGTGGGCGCAGACCGGAACCGACATCGCCAGATCGGGGGCGAAGATCGGCTGCGGCCTGGCGTTCAACTCCCTGGAGGACGACTGGGAGGACGCCGCTCTCTTCATCCAGAAGGACTCCCTCACCAATTCACCCTCGATCACGCTCCAGTCGGCAGCTCCAAGAGGTGCTACAGCGAGGCCGTCCCTTATTCTGGGTACTGAGCAGGTGTCCATTAATATCGGGCCTAACGGTGACTGGGGGACGCTGGCGATGAGTAAGTATGGGTTCTCTTCCCGAACCGGCAGTTCCTCCTTCGCCTTCAACGACTCCGGTATCTCCTACCGGAAGACCAACAACAACAACTTCGCCTACTTAGGCTTGGGGTGGGACTTCCTCAGCTTCGCCACGCTGGGGAACAAGAACACGGGGATGTGGGCGACCTCCAATGGATTGGAGGTCGCTTGGAGACTCAACCCCCACATCTACCTGGATAACTCCGGCATCCAGATGACTGGCAACAAGAAGTTCATCATGCCGGTCCCGAAGCTGACCAAGGAGAGGGGCATGTGGCTGTCTCACTCCTGTACCGAGTCCCCCTACGACGGCATCGAGTACTGGGAGAACATCACGCTCGACGAGGCCGGTCACGCCTCGTGGGCGCTGCCAGACTACGTGCCTCGGATCGCCTCGCCCAAGGCCCCCTGGGTCGTCTTCGCCTCGGGAACCGCCTCCGCGGTGCTGGACAGGTACAATCCCGACGAGTGGGTGGTTCGCGTCTCCGGCGATCCTGGCGCAGCCGTGGACGTCCTGGTCAAGGGCGCCCGCATGGTCGATTTTGGAGACGTGGACGCAGACGGCGAGCCGGTACTCCAGGACCACTCCAGGAAGTCCCGATGGAGTCTGCCACCAGACCTCAACGGAGGTGGGGCCCCTGGCGGGGACGATCCGGCCTCAGTGAACGACATGACCCTGCCCGGCACGTACTATGGTCCTGCCACTAAACCAGAAGATTGGAGCAACACCGATGGAACCGCAGAGTAGTCAGGTAGACGCCCTCGCCGTGATTGACGCATTGACACTGGAGGTTGCTGCGCTAACCCGCAGGGCCGTGGTGGCTGAGCAGCGAGTCGTGGCCCTGGAGACCGAGAAGGCCGGAATTAAGGAGAAGAAGTGACGGTAGGAAGTGTGACGGCGCGGATTGCGCGTCGAATCTGCGACCAGGAGGACGTCGGCTACAGCCAGCCGGATCGGCGTACCTGGTACGCTAACGCGAACTGGGAGGGCCATTGCAGCTCTCCCCAGAATGCGGACTGCTCCAGCCTCGCCGCGGGAGCGGTCTGCTATGGGCTGCATGACACCTACGGCGTCCCATGGGGACATCCGGCCCTCCCGGAGATCAACGATCACTGGACTGGGAACCTTCGTCCTGGCCTCGAGGGGCGCGGCTTCGATGAGGTTCCATGGGCTGACGAGAACCTGACTCCGGACGGCGGCTTCCAGGCGGGCGATATCGTCCTGTCCGCGGCGAATGAGGGTGGTGTCGGCCATGTCGTCGTCATCGTTGAGGACGGCTATGACCCGCTCGAGTCGGAGGCATGGATCGCCGAGGACGGCTCGATCGACGGGTACCTGGGTGACCAGACCGGGGGCGAGACGCGCACCGCCCGCTACTCCAGTCACCCGCACACTCAGGCCGGTCGCTGGACTTCCTGCCACCGATTCAACGAGGCGAAGTTCTTCCAGCAGTGGCCCGAGTTCGCGAAGGGGAAGACACAGGCCGCCGCGCCTGCTCCCGCCCCTGCAGCCTCCTCAGCCCCGGCGCACGCCCACGGCATCGACATCTCCAGCCACCAGGGCGGCCTGAATGTTGGCGCGATCTGGGCTGACTTCGTGATCGTCAAGGCCACCGAGGATGACGACTACGAGAACCCCTACATGGGGTCACAGGCACAGGGTACGCTAGGTGCGGGCAAGCGGCTGGGCTTCTACCACTTCGCCCGCCCTGGTGATGCCGCCGAGCAGGCCCGCTACTTCGTAGACGCTGTGCGTGGCTACCTGGGTAAGGCTACTCTCTGGCTTGACTGGGAGTCGAACGCCGTCGAGCAGGGGCCTGGCTGGGCGAAGACCTTCCTGGATGCGGTGCGGTCCCTGACGGGCTCCACGCCGGGCATCTACATGAACGGCAGTGCTGTGAACGGCTACGACTGGTCTGCCGTGGCCCGCGAGTACCCGCTCTGGTACGCGGGCGGCCCGGACTACTCGGACTACGGGACCTCCTACTCGGACCCGGCCGTACCGAGCGTCGACTACTGGGGGTCACCGCTAATCCACCAGTACACGGAGGATGGTAGCTTGCCCGGCTACAGCGGCACGCTCGACCTGAACCGCCTGCGTGACCGGGCCACCTGGGACCGGATGATCGGCGGAGGCCAGGTAATCGCTGGCGCCCCCGCCCCGGTGTCCACCTCGGGCACCCTCCAGGTGGACGGCGAGTACGGCCCTGCAACCATGCAGCGCCTCATCGACGTATTCGCCCCCGGCTATAACGAGATGTTCGCTGTGGGGAACCTCCGCCGCTACCTGAACAGCACGGTCGCGTCTAACGCCCAGAGGATGCTCATTGGGGCTGACAAGCTCCCCGAGGATCGGGGGTGGGACTCGCATGTGATTCGCATCTTCCAGTACTGGGCCTGGTGCTGTGTGAGGCCGGTCGCACCTGAGATGTGGGCCCGATTCGCTGACGGCTGGAGTTTCGGTGAGTACGTGGATGGCGAGCCTGGTGAGGCCACGTGGGCGGCTCTCCAGGAGGCGCTTAACCGCTCGCGTCCGGGGTCGTTCCGGCTTATGTGACACCGCGTAGCGGACGGTAGACTAGGGGGTGGGGCGGAAGTCCTGCCCCCTAGTTATTTCTGAAAGAGGTGGGTGTATGAGCGTTTACGCTCGCGCCTCATTCTGGTCTGGCGTCTTCGACCGCGCCGTGAAGACCTTCGCCCAGTCCCTCCTGGCCGCCATCACCGTCGGAGTGGGTGTGCTTGACCTTGACTGGAAGGGCGCGCTGGGTATCGCCGCGACTGCGGTCCTGGCTAGCGTCCTGACGTCCTTCGCTGACCCAAAGGAGGCCGACAAGGCTATCGCCACGGCCCCCGTCGAGTACACTCCTCGTCACGCGGGCTGAGCGGCCATGCAGCCAGTAGGGAGCGTCTTGCCGATAGGGCAAATCCTCACATCTCCTGATCTCATTGCGGCTACAGTCGCCCTGCTGGCTGCGCTGGTTGCTCGCCTCGCAAGTAGGATTAAGAGGCAGCAGGCTGAGAATGATGAGCGACTGGAGCGCATGAGTGCCCATGTCGTAAGGGCGGCCGATGCTGCCGAGTCCGCATCCGAGGGGGTGCACAACAACCACGCCACTAACCTGCGAGACGACCTAGATATGCGCTTCGATGACCTGACCTCCAAGATGGATGCCCTCACTGAGGCAGTGGGGGCACTCAGGGATAGCGTGAGCGACCAGTCTCGCAGGCTCCAGGGCCTGGAGGGGCAGATTGAGGGCGTCAGGAATGATGCGCGCACTGACAGAGCTCACCTTTACGATGAGGTATCTAACCTTCATGATCGGATTGATAGAGTGAAGGTTGTAACGAATCGGCGTCAGGAGAGTTCATGAGCCAGGGGTACGCACGCATCACAGGTAAGGTGGTTGGCCCTGAGGGGCTCGGCCGGATGGGGTGCGTTGAGTTCACTCCGCTCCCCCACTACAAGGGCGTTGAGGTGGATTCCACTAACGCCCTCATTGCCCACTACGCGGCCGGGCGACTCCGCCCCGACGGCATCCTCGTCAACCACGACGGTGACCCATTCCTGAACATCGCAGCCCCATCAACCCTGCCTGACGGGGAGCAGAACTACCGGGTGTGCGTCAACATCCCCGGCGACACCGGCCTCACCCGCTGCGTCAACGCGCGCATCATCGCTGGTACCGAGGTTGACCTCGTAGACATCTTCTCTGGTGTCGCCGTTGAAGACCCGTCTGACCGGGATGGGCGCCGAGTTCGTGACATTGGTGATGGCACTCTCGAAGCAATCAATGCCCCCGACGTGATAGAGGTTGGGGATGGACTACTCGTATGGAGGACGAATGGCTAACCTGACTTGGTATAGCACGGAGAAGGCTGACCGCACTTTCGCCACTAAGGTGGAGCTTGATGCTCTGCGTAAGGCGTCTGAGGGGCGTCAGGTGGATACTTCGACGCTGGCGACGAAGGAGGAGGTGACTCGTGGGGATGACGCGCTGTCGTCTCGCCTGAACGCCGTGAAGTCCACAGCGGATGCGGCTCTCCCCAAGGCCGAGGCCGCCACCACGTACACCACGAAGGCCGAGGCCCTGACCACCGAGCGGAAGCTCGGCGAGCGCATCAACTCCGCCACGACGGCGGCCGCCACGAAGGCTGAGCTCACCCAGTACGCCACCAGCAAGGCTGTGGCTGACACCTACGCCACCAAGGAGGCCCTTGGCGCATACCTGAAGAGCGAGGATGCGGCATCCACGTATGCGACGAAGGCCGCCCTCGCCCAGGCGCAGCTCGGCGGCGGCGGACAGCAGGCTCCCGACCTGTCTGGGTTCGCCACGAAGACAGAGATGCGTCAGGCTGATGATGCCCTGAGCGCGAAGATCGAGGGCGTAAAGTCTACGGCCGTCGCGGCGCTTCCGAAGGTTGAGGCGGCATCGACTTACGCAACGAAGTCTGCGCTGGAGACAGTGAAGGGCTCAATCCCCACGGTCCCCGACACGTCACGCTTCGTCACTGCTGAGGCTGCGGATGGGAAGTACGCCAAGAAGACGGACCTCACCCAGTACGTGACCGCCTCCACGGCGGACGGCAAGTACGCCACCCAGGCGACCCTCTCTGACTACCTCACCGCCGCCACCGCGGCCAGCACCTACTCGACGAAGGTGCAGGCGGCCGCCATGGGTGACAGCATCCGCAATGCGCGAGCGATCGCTGACGCCGCCCTACCGAAGGCTGAGGCGGCATCTACCTACGCCACCAAGGCCGAGCTCAGCCAGGCCCAGGCTGGCGGGCATGTAGACCTGTCCTCCTACCTGACTCGGGATGACGCCTACGGCACCTTCGTCCAGCAGCAGAACCTAGAGCGCTTCCTGGCACAGTATGAGACCCTGGAGGCGGCTAACGCGCTAACCCTTCGCGTAGACGCCCTGTCCAAGACCATCACCCCCTTCAAGCCCGGTGAGCGCTACTACTCCCCCGTCACCTATTTCTGGCCCGACTACTACGAGGACGGCAAGCCCGGCAAGACCTCGAAGTGGGCGCAGATTCTGAAGTTCGCGAGCTCCCTCGGTATCGTCATCCTGAACCGGAACAGCGGCAACTGGGATGAGTTCAACGTCGACTTCAAGAAGCAGGCTGAGCTTGCGCTCTCTGCCGGGGCGAAGCGGGCCGTGTTCTACGTGAAGACCCAGTACCTGGCCGCAACG